GCAGTTTCGGGTTTTTTGTTTTACGGAGGTTGGATGCTGGTTTTGAAAACGGACTTTATCGGCGGGCGCGAGTGCCTGTGGACTTACGAGCGCATGCTTGAGATGACGAGGGTCGTTTGGCAGAGATAAAGTGGCACAACGAAAAGCGGGCAATTCGGGATTTGATTCCCTACGAGGTAAACCCGCGTCAAATTACGAATAAACAGGCAAAGGATTTGAAAGCGTCCCTTGCTAAGTTTGGTATTGCAGACCCCCTCATTATCAACACCGACAATATGATTATAGGCGGACATCAGCGCAAAAAGATACTCGAAACGCTGCTGGGCTATGACCCTGATTACCAGATTGACGTGCGCGTGCCTGACCGCGAATTGAGCATTGACGAGGCGCGCGAGCTGAACGTCCGCTTGAACAAAAACGTGGCGGATTGGGACTTTGATATCCTGGCGAACAACTTTGAGCTGGACGACCTGCTCGACTGGGGCTTCGATAAACAGGAGCTCGACCTTGATTTGTGGGCAGGCGATGCGCCTGAAGACGTTGAGCCGCAGATTGACAAAGCTGAGGAGCTCAGAGAAAAGTGGGGCGTTGAGAGCGGGCAGTTGTGGAAGCTTGGCGAGCATCGGCTGATATGCGGCGACTGCACCGACAAGGCGGTGGTGGAGAGGGTGATGGGGGGGGAGAAGGCCGCAATGTCATTTGTCGATCCACCATACGGGATTGACTATAAATCGAACATGACAAAGAGTGGCCCGAAGGGTTGGGAATACGCAAAGATCGAAAACGATAACGTATTTCTCATTGATTGGTTACCGATACTTTGCGACGTTTTGACTGATAAATCAGCGTTGTATTTATGCACTCGGTGGGACGTTTACCCAGTTTGGCTTTCTGCTTTGGGAGAAATGTTCAAGATAAAAAATCTTTGCGTCTGGGTGAAACATATCGGGGGCATGGGAGATTTATCGGGGGCATACGCACCGCAGCACGAATTTATTATTTATGCAGCGAAGGGAAAGCACGAACTACGCGGAAAACGAGAAACTGACGTTTGGGATATTCCATCGCTTTACACAATGGGTAGCCGGATGCACCCAACGGAAAAACCTGACAAGTTGCCTGCATACGCAATTGAGAAATCCTCAGACATCGGAGACATTGTTTGCGATTGGTTTCTTGGATCTGGCCCAACCCTGATCGCGTGCGAGCGGTTGGGTCGCAAGTGTCGGGCGGTGGAGATTTCGCCGGCTTACGTGGCTGTGGCGATCCAGCGGTGGGTGGATGTGACCGGCAAAGAGCCGGTGCTATTGGAAAGCTGATCAGTGGCGCAAAAATTCGATAATGGGTAATCTATGGCTAAGACCAAGTTTACAGCCAAACAATTTATAGAAGCCATAAAAGGCTCTGGTGGCGTTATTTCTACTATTGCCACTCGTGTTGGCTGCAATTGGGAAACGGCTCAGAAGTATATTGCCAAATATCCGTCCGTGCAATCCGCATACCAAGACGAGCTGGAGAAAGTGAACGATATGGCGGTCGGCGTCCTAATGAAATCGATGCATGATGGCGATGTTACCTCTGCTAAATGGTGGTTGGCACGCAAGCGAAAAGACGAGTTTGGCGATAGCGCTACAGTTGAGCTTGGCAATGCAAAAGGTCAACCACTCAAAGTTACCGAGATAGTAATCAAAAAGCAGGTCGATGAAAACACAGCCGACTGAACTGTTCGAGATAGATGCTGAAACTGGCAAGCTGACGCTCAATTTTCACTCTGGACAGACGAAGGCGTGGGATAGTGATAAGCGCTTTGTTCTGATGTTAGCTGGAACGCAAGGCGGGAAAACATCATTCGGACCGTGGTGGTTATGGCGTGAAATCCAAAGAAAAGGGCGCGGCGATTATTTAGCTATCACGACCTCTTACGACCTGTTCATTCTCAAGATGCTGCCAGAGCTACGCAAAGTATTTGAAGGTGTGCTAAGGATAGGGCGCTGGTGGGGCGGATATAAGGTCATTGAGCTTTGCGATCCAGAAACTGGTAAGTTTTTAGCTAATTTCCAATCTGATGAAATGTGGGGGCGGATAATTCTCCGTTCTGCCAATGCCGAGTCCGGGCTTGAAGCATCTACAGCCAAAGCAGCTTGGTTAGATGAATGCGGGCAAGATGAATGGACGATTGATGCGTGGGAAGCTATTCTGCGCCGTTTATCAGTAAATCATGGCAGGGTACTTGGAACGACCACGCCTTATAATGTTGGCTGGCTCAAGACGCACTGGTATGACCTATGGAGAGCTGGCGACCCTGATTATGAGGTTGTCAGATTTAGCAGTAACTTGAACCCAGCGTTTCCACAAGATGAGTATGAACGGGCTAAGCGGACGATGGCAGAGTGGCGCTTCAAGATGTTCTACGACGCCGACTTCACAGTCCCCGAAGGCTTGATATATGGGATATTTAGAGACGAATGGTATGTTGACAACTTCACTCCGCCGCCAGAGTGGGAGCGCATAATTGGGCTTGACTTTGGCGGTGCGAACACTGCTATCATTTGGTTGGCAGAGGACACTTCTCAAACTCCATCTCTCTGGTATATTTATGACGAATATCTTGGTGGGAACAAACCCACGAGTGAACATGTTAATTATGTGTTAAGTAAATTACATAGAGAAGATGTGATAAAATACACAGTAGTTGGTGGAGCTGCGAGTGAGACGCAGCCAAGAATGGACTGGGCTGATAGTGGGCTTACAGTTTATCGACCTTATGTGTCAGATGTTGAATCTGGCATATCCGCAGTGCTGGAGCTTATGAAAACTGGACGCTTGCGTGTTATGAAAAGATGCGAGGGGATAAGAAACGAAATTTCTATTTATCACCGCAGATTAGACGGGAATGGTGTTGTGACCGATGTAATTGAGAATAAGGAGATGTTCCACCGTCTTGATGCATTAAGGTATGCAGCAACCATGATAGCGAAGTATAATCAGACTGGAGGGATTTTCGCATAATGGCAAATATATTCTCTCGATTAGCACGCAAGGAAAAGCGCACCGTTGTCATTCCTCTCTGGGAAGATAACCGACCTCACTATTCTGCGATAAGTTATGATACTGTTGTCAAAGAAGGCTGGCGCAAGAATGAGCTGATTTATGCCTGCGTTGACAGAACGGCACGCACTGCCTCGCAGGTCGCCACGAAAGTTATTGACAGCAAAGGAAATGAACTTGACGATCACCCATTGAGGCGCTTACTTTCCAATCCTAACCCGTACATGTCCGAGTATGATTTCTGGCAAGCCGTTATTATTTATCTGAACCTTGCAGGGGTTGCATACTTCGAAAAGGAGCGCTCGAACTCTGGCAATGTGGTTGGATTGTGGCCGATGCGTCCTGACTGGACTGCACCGATAAAATCGTCAAGTCAGTTCATTTCTGCTTTTGAGTATAGAGTTCCCGGACGCCAGCCTATTTATCTTGAGCCTAAGGATGTTCTCTCGTTCAAGAACTATGACCCATTAGATGCTTATGCTGGTTATCCGCCTGCTGCTGTAGCTGCACGGATTGGTGATATTGACAATTCTGAAACCGACTTTATCAAGCTGTTCTGGGAGCATGGCGGTGTCCCGACTGGACTGTTGACCTCAAGTCAACACCTCTCAGAAGCGCAAGTTGAACTCATTCGCAAACGATGGCGTGAACGTTATGGTGGCTCGGAGAACTGGCTTGAGCCCGCTGTTCTGGATGCTGATGCAAAGTATGAAAAGACTGGCTTATCATTCGAAGAGATGGGCTTTGAAACTTTGGATGATAGAAACGAAGCTCGTATCTGTATGGTGTTCAATGTCCCGCCGATTATCGTTGGAGCTGCGGTTGGCTTGAAGCGTTCAACCTACTCAAACTATGAGGAAGCCCGCAAGTCTTGGTGGCAGGACACGCTGATTGGGCTGTATGAACATTTTGATGATGTTATAAATGCCCAATTGTCCCCAGAGTTTGGTGATGTAAAGATGCGCTTTGACTACTCTCGAGTCCCCGCACTGCAAGAGGATATGAGCAAAGAGTGGCAGCGTTATCTGCAAGCGGTGCAAGCTGGGGTGATCACAGTCAACGAATTTCGGGGTGGCGTAGGATTGCCAATCGTAAATGGCGGTGATGTCTTGTTGCGTCAGCTTAGCGTGTATGAGCAGCCCGTATCAATCAAATCCTCTTTATTCACCATAGAGGCTAAGGCACATGAGGATAAGGATTATCGGGTTGATGATGAGCGCAAATTCATTAAGAAGCTTAGTGATTTTCTTGATGAACAGCTTGACCGAGTATTGAAAGAAGTCGGCGTTGAAACTGGCAAGAAGTCTATATTCTCAGACGACTTTTGGTTTGCCGAGTTTGAAGCGCTCAAAGAGGTTATGCTGTCACTTTACAAGGGCGTGTCCAGAAGTGCAGCGAAAAGGGCGTTAGACGAGCTGCTTGGAATGGGTGCGCCAGTATCCATATCTTGGACGCAGGTCAATGAAGCTGTCAATTTGTGGGCAGAGCAGTTTGCAGGTGAGCGTATAAGGCTAATCAACGATTCAACTAAAAAGATGGTGCAGGAGAAGGTTGTGGCTTGGAACAATTCTGGCAAGCCTTTGAAAGATCTTGCCAAAGAGCTTGAGGGTGAGTTTGGCAAAGTGCGAGCTGAAAGAATTGCTGTGACCGAAGTCACGAATGCTTATGGTCAAGCCAATCTTACCACGTGGAAAGCGTCAGGCGTTGTGGAAAAGAAACGTTGGTATACGGCTGTGGATGAACGGGTGTGTCCGATATGTGCACCGATGCACGGGCAGACTGTTGGTATTGACGATTATTTTACTTGTGGGGATGGCAGTCAGGTACAAGCACCTGCTGCACAT